TTCTTTATGGTTATGTGCGCGACAGGAATCTTTTATTTGGGATTCGATGGGGCGTTGACCGATATGACCCGCAACGATTGTGCGGCGGGTATTCAAGCGGCTTGCGAGGTGTTGCGATGAGAAAATTTACAGTTGAATTTTATGCGAACAGCGAATATTCAGTTCGCGAAAGATTACAAGAAATAGATAATTCTATTTCAAATATTGTTTGGCCTTGGCCTTCTAATATTGATAGTTCAAAAACAAGAGTCAAAAAACTATCTGGTCATATTAAAGAAGAAAAACAGTATCAGCTTTCTGATTATGAATATGAGAAAGAAGACCCAACTTGGAAATATGGAAGCAACTTTGTAACTACTGGCAAATGGAAAATGCAGGTTGTACCTGATGAAGAATATGTCAACTTTCAAAAAAGTCCAGAATTATGAGTAAATACGATTTCAAAGATAAAGAACTTGATTTGAAGATGCGGATTAAGTTCTTGGAAAAGAAACTACGCGAACCCGATCACGACTTTGAACAATATGAAGAATGGCAAAGTAATCTTGAAATGGTTACTGATGAACTTACAAAACTACAGGTTAAGAAGTTTAAATATTTTCTTGGCAAGTGGGTTCATAATTTCAAAGAACAGAATCAGTTAATCAATGTTGTCGATTGTATGTTTGTTGCACTTGAAAAAACAGATCAAAAAGATGTTGCGATGAAGTGGTATATGAGAGTGACAGACCCGAAAGAAACAAAATGCCTTGAAAAGCTATTGGAATATAAAACGGCGGAGGTCAATATGTGGAAAGCAAATATCAAAGCTATTAAAAAGCAAAAAAATGAAGCAACAAAACTAATGAAAAAACAATGTAAAGAATCTATTAGGCAAAGCAAGGAAATGAATCAACGTAATTACGACACCTTATATAAACAATACGTTGAACAATTAGAAAGATATAAAGATCATCTTGCGCAACTTGAAGAAAAAAACAAAACTTTAAATCTTAGAATTGATGAATTAGAAGATCAAAAGTGGAAACTTAATAAAATAGTTGGTAAATACCAACAGGAGGTAAAACAATGATTGAAGACGGCGCATTTTTTTTTAACTCAAGTGACCCCGGTTACTTGGGTGTAAGAAAAGATGGAAAATGGATTAAAACTGACCCTATTACAGAACGAATGAAAGACCAAGAACAACTAAAAGCACTTAATCAATTACTTTCTTTGGTTATTGGTGGGCGTATTGCAAGACAAACTGAGCATTTAAAAAGCGCCCCTATCAATCGTATCAATCACGCGCAAAAGATTATTGCAGATGGGGAACTTCAGGAAGCAACGCGCGATTTGCAAGATGGTTACGATGGCGCATCGAAAAGACTTTCACAAGTTGAACGCAAGATTGATTCTTTGAAAAGTTTAAAAGTACTTGCAGAAATGGTTGAAGAAAACGTAAGGGATGCGGCGCTTGCGGCTGTCCGCGAAGGTGCAAATTCTGATGGCTTTATGTTTGATGAATATAACGAATGGGAGGGCAAATATAAATGAAAAGATATAGATTTTCAAGCGGGGATGAAGAAAAGTCTCGCAAAGCTGAACAACAGTTTTTACGCATTACAGAAAACATGACCGATGAAGAACGCGATGCTGTTTTAAAAATGATGATAAAAATGCAGAAACAATTGTTTTTTCAAGAGCCGTGGTTAATGAAAAAGTTTTCAGGAAAGGAACAGGCGCAGATATTAGCGCAATATACAAGAGAAGAACAATTGATAATGCTTGCAAGGTTTGATCTTGAATTACAACATTGGAAAGATAAAAAAAGAAACAGTTGACAATATTATTTAATTATATTATAATTAAGTTGTAAGCAAACCAATCAAACAAATGTTATTCCAAAAAACAATCACTACTCACGAATACATCACAGGCAATCGCGAGGTTAACTGGTATTTTGAGCATCAGGAAGGCAACGAGTTCGGATACTTAGTTATCATCACTAATGGCCGTATAGATCGCGAACAAAGATATGAAGCTAAAGAATTTTATGAATTGATTGAAAAAACTAAGCAATTAATTCCTGAATGTTGGGAAGGTTGGAACGGAGACAACTTCAATCACAATTACAATTACATGACTCCTGAAGACTTCGCTGAAACAATGTATGAGGAGGTTGGTTAAAATGAATTTTAACAATGACGAAAAAGACGTTTTATTCTTAAGTCTCAACAACATAATCAAAGATTATGAAGTATGGAATCGTTTAGAGACAAAAGACAAATATCATTTCTTAACTTCATACAAAAAAATAGCAGAAAATAATAATTCACAATTTAATCTTAGATATAAATTAAACGATATTTTGAAAGATTATGATGAAGAATATATCTGGGATGCGGTCTTTTTAATTAAACCTATTGTGGAAGCTGATATAAAATTAAATGGATAGTTTTTTACACAATCATCAAGCCGCGCTTGATAGTCAAAGAGAAGCGCAGGCAATACGCGATATATACGGCGATGAAGATGACAAGTATTTCAACCACGAATACGATTATGAAGACGATGATTTTTTCGATGATTGAAACACCCTCTTTACTTTCGCCGTGTGGCTCTTATCAGGTTGACTTTTTTCCAATAAAAGGTCGATCTGATCTTTTCTTAAGATGTGGTGTTTTTGAAGGTCTTATTGAATTTCAAGAATGTGTATCGCACGTTGAAATGTTTCGCGAAGTAGAAAGCAAAAGATTTAGAAAATTTAGAACGATAGGGCAAAATAAAATCCCGCAAGAAATAATCATATGAAAGATAAATATTCAATCAAGCCTGTTTTAAGTTCAGAATGTTATGAATGGTTCTTAAAGAAACACTACGCGCGAAGATTGCCGAATATAAACTGCGCATTTGGGTTGTACGATAATTTGAATCTGTTACAGGGTGTTTGTAGCTTTGGTAAACCTATGAGCCATACATTAGTATCTGGCGCTGTAAATGGGCTGTATCAAGATAATTTTCTCGAACTAAATAGATTAGTTATCAATGAAGGATTAGAAAAAAATGTTCTTAGTTTTTTTGTTTCTGGTTGTTTAAATAGATTACCGAAGCCATCAGTTGTTGTTTCTTATGCTGATACATCCCAAGGTCATCACGGGTTTATATATCAGGCAACAAATTGGATTTATACAGGATTAAGCGCAAAGTTTAAAGATTATGCCGTAAAGGGTCTTGAACATATGCACCATAGTTCAATAGAAGATAGCGTTGGCCGCTATGACGAAAACAAGAATATTAATAAACATGAGCTATTAAGAAAAAAATACGGCGATAGGCTTTACATGAAAGAGCGTCCACGAAAACATAGATATTTTTATTTTTTAGGAAATAAAAAAGAAAAAGCGCTTATGAATGAGAACTTGCAATATAAGATCGAACCATACCCGAAAGGCCATAACAAAAGATATGACGCAAGCTATGTTCCAAGCGTTCAGGGCGTGTTGTTTTGATCTAAAGGTCGCAATGTATGTTGCGCGTGTTCTGATCTTCTACTGTCATCCCATAAGACTTTGTAATAGTAATGAACTGACCCTGCGCTGTTTGTTTTAGTGAATACTTCTGTAATTTTACCGTTTCTATAACGTGGGGGGATTGCTGATGAAGTGTAAGAAATTTTTTTTACTGATTGCCCGATTGCATATTTTTGCCCGACTAGAATTGCCATAAGAGTTTGTTTTGTAGTTTTTTTATTTTACCAAATAAGTCAAATCACTTTCTTGACGTATCTATTTAATTATATTATAATAGAATTGTTCTTACGGAGGATTTATGAAAACTCAAAAAATAGTTTGGTGTAATGGCGCAATCGGATTTGACCATTGTGGTAATTGTTTCAAGGCAAGAGTCCTTGACGATGCTGAAATGCACCGCGCCGCGCGTGAAGGTTATGTTTGGGTAGAAAGAATTACTACTCCCGCAGATAATGAAGTTGAACGCGATGAAGAAGGTAACGAGGTTCCTTGGCGCGTTGAATGGCCGATTGAAATTGGCGATGGAATCTGCGGCGACAGATACAAGTTTTTAACAGGATTTTAATTAATCCTGTTGACATACTTAATTAATTCTATTATAATAGGAATGTAAACAAAACAAATCAAACCAATGCCAAACTTAAATCTAAACCTTACACCCGATCAGGCAACAGCTTTATATCTTGCCCTCGACAACACAATCTATTTCGGAACAGACTTTAAAGATAGATTTACAAAACAACAGCGCGAAGATGTTCTTGACATTTTCAAGCAAGCAAGACCATACAACCCACAATGGAGGAAAAACAATGGCTAACAGAGAAAAGGGAACAGCGGACG